CAACAGAAACAACAGAAACAACAACAGAAATCACAGGAGGAAACCCAAGTGAACAAAATAAACCTATCGAAAGCAACACTAACACTGAAGAAGAAAATCAAATCTCTTCAGCAGAGCCAAAGGAGTCCAGAGGAACTGAAAGCGTATCTGAAACAGAAGTCGCCAGCACTCAAGGAGGAGAATCCAACAGCAATGATGAAGCCAGTTCCGAAACCAGCATGGATGAAAGAGAAGATAACGCCTCGACCAATCCAGAGTCTGGAAGTGGAGTTGACACCAATACAGAAATTTCGGAAGTGGCTAGCCAATCTATTCAAGTAGAAGATATAGAGAAACAAGTAGCACAGACTATCAAGGAGTTAGATCAACAGCTAGTGGCTACATCTAACATCTTAGCCAGCCTAATGGTTACGACAAACCTTGATTCATACACCAATATGAACCAAGATATATTAATACAACCAACAATTGATGGAGGTAATGTAGATGAATACTATTCAAGAAACTATAGCGATGGTAGAAATATATATGCTGAGATTCAAGCTAGCTATAATGACTCAGTATTTCTTTATCAAAGGAAGATTGAAGAAACTGTTGATGAAAGGATAAGGGCTGAGGAACATTTAAGGAGAATACGTGGATATTAAAAGTATACTAGGAATAATTGGATTGGTCATCACACTGGGTGGCATGATGGTTACTGTCGGTAAGATAATGAATAGGTTAGATGTGGTGGAAGCTAGGTCAGCTCCAGACATTAAGCCTATTGTCGCTGACATAGCTATTAACAGAGGTGAGATTGCAGTACTTAAAGCTAAGGTTGATGAGATTAAAGCACGATCTGATAATCCTCTTCAACAGTAGCATTATAGTACTCAAGTAATTCCATTTCAGTACCATGTTTTTCTTGCCAAGATTTGGTACCTCCATGTATTCCATGTTCTGGGTGCTGATGATGGTTCCAACAGAGCGGTATATATAGTTTACTTCGTTGAGACAAACCCATATCTGTTCTTAGATGATGTATGTTTGCCTCAACAAATCCGTGACCCTCTCTTTTACAAATTATACAGCCGTAAACCTGTGCCATATAGTTCATAATTTTTTTATCACGCTTTTTCATTGCATTATATGAATTTTCCTTACACCAGTTCTTGCTAAAGCTAGCTTCTTATCTCTAACTAAAGCCATAACAATTTTGTGAGCATGAGAAATTGCTGATAATTCACAATAATCTTTTATCTCTTTGTATGTTGGGCTGATACCCTCGACTCTTAAGTACTCGTGTATGAAATCGAAGACTTCCTTTTGATGTCTAGTCATTACCAAGGTACTCCATCGTCTTCGGCATTCTTTGGTGCCTCCGACTCTTTTGCTACCGGATCATCCCTACTACCTAGTAGCTGTATGTGGTGTCCATAACTTACTTCAACAAATGGGATGATACTATTCTCATCTTTCTTCCATGAGGTAGCCAATCCCTCCAGGTATATTTGTTTGCCTTTAGTTAGATATGGGTGTAAAGCTTCAACAATCTTCTCATTCCATACCGTTATGTTATGCCACTCTGTCTTCTCTTCTTTACCTATATTACGATTAGTAGCCATAGTAAATTTCATATATTGTTTGCCTGATTTAGAATCAAGAAGCTCAGCATCCTTGCCAAGCCTCCCTATTAAACAGACTTTGTTTAGATCATTTGCCATCTATATCTCCTTTGATGTTATCAATTTGTTTATGAGTAGCTAACTTAACCTTGTTAGATATCGGTTCTTTAAAGTCATCAGCTTCTGCCTCTGAGTATATGTAGGCGTGAGCGTTGAGTAGTTTCAAGATACATCTATCTACTGCTCTCTTCTCTGCCATAGCATATGGGAATTGATTCATTGTATTCTTAGGTGTTGATTCTCCTAATGATTCAACGACTCTGTCCCCACTAGTAGCTATACATTTGACTACAATATCTGGACTAAAGTTAAGAACCTCAAGTGTCCAGGTTATCTTGTCTTGTGCTGCTACTTTCTCAAGTGCATTGTGTTTGACTATCCATGTGTTTTTGCCACCTCTTCCAAGGTTCCAAAAGTCAGTGGATTCTAGCTTGTACTCTTCCTTAAATTTCTTAATAAGAGTATTGGTGTAGTTACTTTCCATTCTTGTTTTCCTCCTTAATGGTTAGTATGTTTTTCTTATTGCGGGTCACTACGACACCGTCCCCATTTGCTCGATAGCAATCATCAGGTACTAATCCTTTGATTGCTTTCTTACAATTCTCAAACTGCTCAACATATGGTTTATTATCTTTGTACTGTTTAACAAAGTCTTTCCATTTAATGTTGTTTTCCATATCATATTGTTTCATACCATCTAACTTGATGTCTTTCTTATCAATCTTAGGTAAGTCTTTGTATGCTTTAGGTTCTTTGTTCTCATTAAGATGTGTAAGAAACCATTCTTCTACTGCTAATAGTTTCTTTTGATAGGTATAGTCAGCATCAATTAGTGTATATTCAAATCTTCTATTACCAAAAATTACTGATAAATATATTGAATCTTTTTGTGTATGTATCATGTAATGCTGTAATTGAGGGTAGTAGTTTTCTGCTAATACCTCCATTCTATTATCTTGATAAGTATGTTTAGCTTCACAAGGTGTATCAGTTTTATCTGTCATACCATCTAAAGATGAGCGCATCCATAACTTTTTATCATCTGGATCTACATTTATATCTCTAAATACTTCTTGTTCTATATCATATTGTAAGAAATCAAGGTTAACTTTCTCAGTAGCAATACCTATTTGTACTTGCAATACTTTTGATAAGTCATCTCTCTCTTTCTTTTCTTTGATTTCTTTATACAGGTCTGACCATTCTCCTCTCATCAAACGATTAGCGTCTGATCCACCTAGAGTATAGTTACCTGAGTCGTCTATGTTTTTATTCATATTGATCTCCTTGTTTTATATTATTATACTACTAATCTTCTACATCTGGTAGGTATTTGTTTTGTATTTTGCCTCCCATTTGCTTGAAGATTTCTAATTGATAGAATCTTCTAGAGATCCTGATTAACCACAGCTTATGCTCTTCATACATTGGTTCACATATCTCAACAAAATCCCTAGGTACAGGAAGTCTTGGATATTTATACTCAACTAATAATCTATTAACACATTCATTAATAATAAATGTTGGGTACTTTTCAAGTATGTTGAAGTATTGAGTGAGACCTATGTCTTCTGGAACCTTACATTGAAAGGTAGAAGCTATAATTTCTAATGCCATAGCTACATCCTCTCTCTTGCAAGGCTCCATCTCAACCACAAACTTCTGGCACATGTCAACAGCTACGCCATCAATCCCTTTTTCTAGTTGGAAATCGTTTGACACTCCCATCTGATTTGTTATCTCTTGACTTCGCAACTCTAAGTATTCTGCTCCGTCTATCCGAAACATCTTTGGTACTTGTTGCAGCATGTCCAGTCCCTCTAGCCTCTCCTTTTCTTCCGTACTCATCGGCACGCCTAATCCAGTTTCGGAAAGCTGCTTCCCAATTTGCTGATACACCTCCATTGCTGAGGTAGTAGTCAACGAATTTGTCTTGCTCATATTGTATATCTACTCCTGGAAAGAGTTCAGTCATGCGATCTAATGTTCGCTGACTTGGAACCCAATCCTCATTTATTATTTTCTTGCTCATCAAGCCACTCCTTATAGCAATCTATGTCTGAACAGTAATCATATTCGTCAGCTAAACTTCCTCTTAATTGAAAGAAGTCTGGACATTTACGATACTGCATATACATCCTGGCATAGTATGCTTTATAGTTATTATTAATCTTGAATGGATCTCCCTTTCCATCCAAGTCTGTATGATATCTAATCACATTTAATATTATCTCAATGCTATAATGATTACGTGTTATGCGCTGCTTATCAGCAAATTCCACAACTCTATGAAATATAATAAGATTATTCTTATTAAATTTAGGGAAGTTAACCATATAATTGCAGCTGATGGCATATGAGAGATTCATCTCTTCCATTATCGCATCTTGTTCAGCATCATGCTGTTGTTTCTCATCACTTGTTGTTTCCATGTAATGTTCTTTTACTCTACCCATTTAATCCTCCTGTCCTATGACTGGTATGACTGATAATGTTTTACTTGATGTAGCTAATGCTCCACCATTATTACCCTCATCATCAGCCATTGGATTGATCCATGATCCATCATCAAAAAATATTATGATAGAATTATGGTACCAATCTGCTTCTTTCATTTCTGATTTAGTCATATAACGAACATGAGTTATCTTCTTACCAACTAAGAATTTCTCTATGTCCTTTGTCCATCTTTTTCTTGTGTCTGACATTACGCCACCTCCTGGATCTCACGACCCATCTGTTTTAACATATAGTTTGTTGCTTGTTGTGCCTTACCTACTGCAATATTAAATGCTCTCTTATCATCAGAGAGTAGCTTA